TGCTGCACCCGCGCACGAAGCTTGGACACTTCTTACAAATGATGTAAAGATTAGAGTTAAAAGATTGCATGCAAGATGTATAAGCGAAGGTCTTATTAGTGGTCCTTTTCTAATGCTTAGTGGTTACAGAAGTAGAAAAGATAACGAACATTTGCGTAGCATCGGAAAAGGCGCTTCGGAAAATTCTTTACACATCAAGCGCAAGGCAATAGATATTAGAAATAATGCCTGGTCACGAAGTGATTGGAATAGGATAAAACAAATTGCTAGTGAAGAAGGTCTTGTCGGACAAGGTACATATTCTTCTGATAACTTTATACACTTGGACACCGGGAGAGAGCGTTCGTGGGGCAGTTAATGAAAATAAAGATAAATAAACTAAAGTAGGAGCCAACGATGGTAGCTGAGCTATATACAGCACGAACTAAAAAAATTACCATTTACCAAGATTTTAAAAAAAATCTTGAGAAAAGCCCCGTGTCTAATGACTTAACAGTATTTAAAGATGAAGATGCTGTAAAAGAATCAATTAAAAATTTAATATTAACAAACCGCGGCGAAAGATTAATGCAGCCAAACCTTGGCGGTGATATACAAGCAATGTTATTTGAAAATATTACGCCGTCAGTTATAACATTAATCGAAGATAAAATACGGGATACTATTGAAATTAATGAGCCTCGAGCAGAACTTATTGACGTAATCGTAAGCTCAAATATTGATGATAATCAAGTCAATGTGAGAATAGTATTTTATATTAAAAACGTAGAACAGCCGATTTCGTTAGACGTGTTTCTAGAGAGGACTAGGTAAATGGCTAAACTAAATATTTCAGAACTTGATTTTCAAGCAATTAAAACTCAGTTTAAATCATATCTGACAAGCCAAACTCAATTTAAAGACTATAACTTTGAAGGCTCTAATATGAGTGTATTTTTGGATGTATTAGCATATAACACATTCCAAAATAACTTTTATGCTAACATGGCAATTAACGAGATGTTCTTAGACTCGGCTGTCTTAAAAAATTCAGTAATTTCACATGCTAAAGAATTAAATTATTTACCAAGGTCTAGGAAGTCTCCGATGGCTGTTGTAAATGTTACAATTACTGACGCGTCTATTAAAGACCAGTCCGTAACTATTCCAGCTTATTCTAATTTCACGACAACATACCAAGGCGTCAATTATGATTTTGTAAATAACGTAACCTATGTTGCCCGTAAAACAGGACCTGGGGTTTTTGTTGCAGAAAACGTAGAAATATTTGAAGGCGCAATGCTCGCAAGCTTTGAACGTGAAGGCTATTTCATTGGTGACGACGGTATTTTACGAGTTATTTTATCGAACGAAAATGCGGATGTAGATTCAATCGAAGTATTTGTTGACGCTGAAGAAACTGAAAACCAAAATATCTTCTTGCGTAAAAACGATATTTTTGGTGTTGGGCCAACCGATAAAGTATTTTATGTAGAACCATATTATGATGGTCGGTACACAGTTTATTTTGGTAATAATGTATTTGGTTTACAACCACAGGCCTTTGAGGATATTCGTGTAAGATATAGAATCACGTCAGGCGCTGAAGCCAACGGAGCTTTCACATTTAATCTTGGTTTAACATCGGAAACCGCTGAGGCAAGTGTGGAAACAGTTTCTGCTGCAGCAGGTGGTGCCGAAAGAGAATCTTTAGAAAGTATTCGCTATTTCGCTCCTAAATCTATTCAAATCCAAGAACGAGCTATTACTACAAAAGATTATGAAATTATTCTTAAACAACAGTTTCCTGAAATTCAATCAATTGCTGCGTATGGTGGAGAATCGTTAGACCCACCGCAATTTGGTAAAGTTGCTATTTCAGTATATTTAGGTGAAGGCAGAGAAGGATTATCCTCTACTCTTTCAAGTGCTTATATTTCTTTCCTAAGAGATAAGACACCAATTGCTATTGAGCCAATCTTTATTGACTCAGAATTTATTTACGGGTGTGTTAATGTTAACGTTTATTTTGATCCTAAAATTACAAAGAAATCAGTCGGTGAATTAGAATTATTAGCAAGGTCAGCAATCACCAATTACGCCACAAATAACCTTGATGATTTTAATACGACATTAAGAGTTTCAAAAATGAGTTCAGCTATTGATGCTGCTGAAACAAATGCGTTTATTAGTAACGAAGTTATGGCTTGTCCTTATATCATTTATTCACCACCATTAAATGTTTCAGCAAGTCCTGCATTTAAATTCTTTGCGGAACTTATTAAGCCATATCCGTTTAATCCTACCAAAGGATTTACTGATTATAAACCGGCAGTTAAAAGTAGCGTATTCCAATATAACAATTTAGATTCTTTCTTCCAAGACGATGGTAACGGTAATATTCAAATCGTTACTTCTGACTTGGTTAACCCACAGGTTGTAAACCCGGTTGCTGGTAATATTAATTATCTAACTGGCGAAATCAACCTAATTGGTTTCCAAACGCAAGGTTATCAAGGATCCGGAATCAGAGTAATGGTAACAACAGCTAAAGATGACATCAAGGCTCCAAGCGGCAGAATCTTTATTCTTGACGACAATGATGTTACTATTAACATGATAGAGGTCAAATAAAATGGCTGACAACCAAGTCACACTAGTTGAAAAAAATATTGCATTTAAAATAGCTCAACAGTTTCCAGCTATATATCGTGAAAACGGTAAAGAACTTGTTGACATGGTTGAACAATATTATAGGTTTGTAGAAGAACAACCTAACATGGGTGTATATAACACCAGACGCATGTTTGAATACAGAGACATTGGAACTACTCTAGCTTCAATGATTGTGTATTATAAAAAGAAATATATGGCTGACCTTCCAGCCTTGGATGATGATGTTGTAAAATTCGTAATTAAAAATATTATGGATTTATATAGACGTAAAGGTACCGAATCAGGTATTTTACTATTTTTTAGATTATTCTTCCAAGACGACGTTTATGTAAGTTATCCATCTAAGTATATGTTCAAGCCTTCTGATTCTAATTGGAAGACTGGTACTTATCTTCAAATGTTTCCAAACAATAATAATTTCCTTGCGCCCGACGGTGTTACTGGATACGAGTACAAAGACCTTTTAAGCAGAAATATTATTGGTTCTATTTCAAAAGCAAAAGCTATTGTTGACAAAATTAACTTTGTGTATTTAAATGGTACACTTACACCTATTATCTATATTACCGACCCTAAAGGTAAGTTTGAAAAGTACGACGATATTTTAACTAGGATCGGTGGTTCAGACGTCGCATTTGGTAAACTCAATGGTTCAGCGAGTTCACTTGATATTGATTTAGCTTACGGCGGTACAACAGGAAATAAAATTGGTGATATTCTTGGGATCGAAAGTGAATACGGAGCTGGTGGTGAAGCTATTGTTACTGGATTGCAAGACGAATTTACTGGTACTGTTTCGTACGATTTAGAAGACGGCGGATTTGGATATACAATTTTAAATACAAAGCTTTTAGTTTCAAATCAAGTTTTTATTTTAAATAACGCGAACACAGAATTTGTGGAGCTCGAAGTTTTAACGGACTCGGCTGGTAACCAAGGTACAGTAATCGGTCAGAATATTTCTGCCGTTGGTGTTAAAATGGAACCAGGAGATGAATTTGATATTAGCAGAGATATTACAGCAACTGCGCGCGGTGTAACATATACTGCATACGACCCAGTAGCAAAAACAGGTGATATTTTTACAGTAGCTGGTAAAAACGATTCTTCGCCCGGCCCATTATACGCTAACACTGGTGATCCAACTCATGTTAGAATTGAAGAACTTACTAATATTGAAAACGTTTCTCTTATTACTGATGTAATTTCAAACTTCTTAAGTGTTCCATTAAACTCTTCAGATTTTAATACGGTACCGCCCGCATTAATTCCAATGTCAGGTACTGCAAGCCCGGCTACTCTTGCGACTCCCATGAATCAAGCGTTTGATTTAACACCGTTTGATATTGGTACGATTGTCGCCTTTGAAAATATCAACCCTGGATCTAATTATATTAATGATGTATTTTCTCTAGTTAGAGATGAACAGATGATTGCGTTTGAAAGATTCGAACAGATTTTATTAGTTGATAATTTTAGTGCTGGCTTTACAGTAGGTGATACGATTAACCAGCCATTAACTGGAACAACAGGTTTAATTACTCGCGTCGACGTTGACCTTGGAGCGTTATATGTAAGACCTTATAGTTATTATGGTTTTAAAACAGGTGCTTCTGATTTCTTTAATCATAAAGGGAATGCGTATGATTTACTTGCAGTAGAAAGAGATTACACCTCAAAACGGTTTGGTGAAAACGCAGTTATGGGTAACGAAACATTATTCTCTACAGGTAGGATTTCCGAAGCTGAAATACGAAACTCTGGTTTTGGATATATTGATGACGAAACAGTTTATTTAATCAACGATGACGGTGAACGTCAAGCAAAAGCTAAAATGAATGCAGACTCACAAGGTATTTCAGCAGGATTTTGGAGCAGCGAAACATCTCATATTAATGGCTATACTAAAACCATTGCCGATGATGGTAAAGATGTTTATTATGATCCAAACACTCGAATACAAGACAGTGATTATTATCAAGAGTTTTCTTATGTTATTAAATCAACTATTGATAGCAAAAGATACGAAACTCCACTTAAAGATACTACGCATTTAGCAGGTACTAAAATGTTCAGTAGATTTTCATATCAGAAAAAGACTGGACCAACCATATCTCATCTGTTTAGACAAGTCAGAAAAGACGATTATATTATCGGTGGTGATCCAATTGTTGGACCAAACCAGGCGATCGGTGACCAAACAGTACGAGCAGATAACGCAGTATGGACTTCAGATTCTACTAACTTTACTGTTGACAATTCGTAATAAATAGTATATAAAACACAGGAGCTTAAAAACATGGCAAAACAGGTAATTAATGTTGGAGCCGCAGCTAACGACGGTACTGGTGATCCACTTAGAACCGCCATGCAAAAAGTTAATTTAAACTTTACCGAATT